TTTGTACTAAGTCTTTATACTCGGTACATATAGAGACAACTTTTGTTGCCTCTCTTTCTCCTTTCCAATTTCCGACGGCGTCAGTTATTGTGTAACCGTCGAACATTGAATCTAACACCTCGGAGGTGTAGGCGTTAAACTGCTCAGTAGTAATGGTTTCATTATCTGGACGGTTTAAGCCTAAATACATTTGATAAGTATTCATTATACAAATGATGGTAAGTTAACATCTTTATGAGTCTTCTTTGACTTTGGAAGATCTAAAACATAATAGCCGTTACGCATTGTTTTGTTATCGTTTGGAATAACTCTCCAATCTTCTCTAGCTCTACGAGAGTTAGCACAGTTACGGTTAAACCAAAAACCGAGACTGATTGAAGGATTAACTAAGATATTCATAATAGCTCTTTTGGATACATTGCGATATCCATAAACGGAACCATCTTGAAAATAGGCTACGGCTTTTGCATTGACTAAGTCAACTTTTACGTCGCTAAGGAATGTTGAAGAACGGAATGGAACTGATACGTACATGTTAAACATAATAATAAAAAATAATAAAGTGGGTGAGAAGTCATTGTGAGTATTAATACCTAGAAGGGATATATTCTCTTAATAGGTTATTAATAACTGATTGGTCAACAGTTGGAATACTGTTAGGATTTGGAACGTCTCCGTATTCGTTTAAGTATCTGTTAACGTGGCGAGTAGTTGTCGAACTATACCATTGTTTTGTTTTAACATAACCTAAAGAATTTGAATATCCTGCAACAGGTGTTTCGTAACTGAAGAAGACCTCTTGACCATCGTCAAAGGATAAGACCGTACGATTTTTTGCGAGTGAGTACAATTTCATAATTAAGAATGTAGTGCGGATAATAAGAGACGATCACAAATAGACTTTAGTTTGTCATCACCAATACAATTATAGCAATGATCTACTAAGTATAGCAAGTCGTCGTTACATATTGTAACATTTGATCTGTTGAATCGTTGGGCGTTTTCAACGTGTAAATTGGTTACTGTCATAAAAATAAAGTGTTACCTTTCATTGTAAAATCACCATGCTCGGGTTCGTCGGCCAAGTCATTGTGAACTTGTTGTTCATACTCAAGTTGTGTTGCATACTCAATGAGTTGCTTACGCATTCTAGGTGTAAGAATGTTAAATAGTTCTTGATACTGTTCTTTAGTCATTTGATTTTTTTAAGGATGGTTGCGAGTTGATTAATTTGTTTTTGGTTTAGCTTATCTAATGATTTAACATTGATAGCTTTTTTAAAACCGAATGGATCTTTGTACATAATTAAAACTTAACTGATTTTCTAGGTCTGTTTATTGTGGTTGGTAGTTTAGTATACCTAACCGTTGTTAACTGTGGTTTGCATTGCATCTGTAGTTGTTCGATGTTTGCTTGTAGTTGTTGTTGATAGTTAAGCATGATGTTTGTTGTGTATACTATAATTATAAAGGATGATAAGTAAGAAGTAAAGGTGTTGTTTACATTCTGTAACATTAGCTCATAGCTTCAAATCTTTTCATAACTTCAGCTTCTACTACAGCATTACGTAAGTTAGGATATATTTTATCTATTGGATATTCAGCATCTACTTCTTCGTATAGTGTTTCTAGTAGCTCGTCGTTTACTGGATGTGACATAAAGGTTAACCTCTGTTTGTTTATATTCTAATTATAGCACACGTGTTGTCAAGGTGTCTACTGTTTGTTTACATTCGGTAACATTACAATCGCAACAGATGGCGAGCCTGTCGCATCAGTCGCAGAGGTGAGACGCTCCGCTCGTGCTTCGCACTCGCTTTTCTACCACAGAATAATACATGTGTCAAGTGTGCCAGCGTGCAAACTGTCCACCGCCGCCGCAGGAAAAAAAGAGCGAGCGAAGCGAGCGGGACGGTTTCCCGTACCCCATTGGGGGTTGACGGCGTCCCGAGAAATCCGCATAGGTCTGAGAAAATTATGTCAAAAATGTAGGACCGTCTTTGTCATCATTCTTAAAGCTTGCCCAAGGTGAGGTAATAGACATACTGCCATCGTCGTGTTCTACTACCTCAGGTTTAGCGTCAGGTTCCTCTGTTGCATCCTTGTAATTTTTAATAGCGTCGTCTACGGTAACCTTAGTTTTAAAGTTAATGTACTGTTCTTCTAGTCCAATCAGGAACCCTAGCACTAAAAACCCTAACCATGGAGGATTCTTAAACTTACTGTGGATATCTTGGAATATCCGAAGTTTTAAAGTTGGTTTCTGCATAATCTTTGTTAAATTGAGCTAATCCTTGGTCAGTTAGTACATGTTTGTACATCTTATCGAATATTGCCGGAGGTAAAGTGCATACATCAGCACCATATCGAAATGCTTTGCTTACTGAAGCTACATCACGTATAGATGCTGCTAATATCTGTGTACATGGCATATGTAGTACAAATATATCTGCAATCAACTGTAATCCGTCTACTGAGTTGTCATTTAACCTACCGATAAACGGCGATATGTATCTTGCACCTGCTAACGAAGCTAAAATAGCTTGAGCCGGACTAAATACTAAGGTTACATTTGTACGTATCTTTTGATCATTTAACATTTGACACGCTCGTAGTCCTTCTACGGTACACGGTAACTTTATGGTTGCAGTTTCGTAATTATCTGCCGCAGTTAAACCTTCTTCGTACATTACTACTGCTGTATCTGCAACAACTTCTATGCTAACGTCTGTTATATAGTCTAAGTTATCCAGTTCACGGTATACATCCGAAGGTTTCCGTCCGCTTTGTCTTATTAAGGTTGGGTTAGTTGTAACACCACTTATCAATCCAGTATCAACTCGTCTTGCAACTTCGCTAACATCTGCTGTATCTAAAAATAGTTTCATATTAGGGTAGAGTATGTTTGGGTAGGTATTATAAGTATGTCCATTAATGGGAAATAGATATAGAGGAAGTGTTGTCTGTTAGGACGACATCTTCCTCATAAGGGGTCGGGTCCACCCTTCCCTTCCCCTGTATACGGTGGTGGTTGGTCTAAAGCCACGTAGGGACTGACTTTCCAGAGTTCTTACCTCTAGCCTCTCTACGCTGCTCTAAATTCATACCTAAAACCAAGTGATTAGCGGCAGACACAGGGTCATCGTTCCATGTATCTAACATATCTTGAAACTCATCTCTTTCTCTTAACTTAACTTGTTCATATGCTGAGATTGCTAGTGCATCTGTGTAATACTTAACCGCCATCGCTAGAACGTCAATACGGTCATCGTGTTTTACAGCACCTTTTTCTCTACACATTCTACTCATTTGGTAAAAGAGCATATATAAGAGCCGACTTTCAGGTGCACTGTCTTTGTTGGAGGTATAGTCCCAATCAATGACACTGCGATTAACAACAAGACGGTGTTGGTTAAGCACAGGCTCGAGACTATCAATAATCCTGTCCTCTTTTCGTACATTTGCACGAACCTCGTCCACAAATATGTTTTGCTTCGTCTGTTGAAGATGTTTTTTAAATAGTTCACTTACGATTCCGTCTCCAAAGTTTGTTTCTATTACTAACGTAGACACGTTGTACTTTTTACATCCACGTAATATGTCTAATAATGTTCTGTCGCTGTAACCGTCCCTGTATGCCCTCATGTCGTGTAGATATAAGAATCCGTTACGTTGGGATAGGTAGCATGCTGCAGTCTCGTCTGAGCCTCTTCCAGAGGGGTCTACGGCACAAATAGTTTCTGTGTATGGTCCCCATTCGCCTTGCATCTGCATAGGTCGATAAAAATAGTCTCCCGGTAGACCAACTGTAGGTAATTCTTTAATTACATTTACAGGGTCTGAACACCAGACGATTGCATCAGGTGCTTCTTTAGGGTTAACGCTAGTTACAATTAGATCAGCCATCTTAAGTGGAAACTTCTCAGCATCACTCATAGATGTATCTAACATAAACTGTAGCATAAAGTTAGATCTACCCATAGATGCTTCACGATCTATTAGGTCTTCGTTGTCAAATCTGTCTGGGTCAGTACAGTCGCCAACATCCACACCCATATCTATATCTTCTTGTAGCTGTGGAGCTAGGAGTCCTTCGTAGTTACTGAGGGACTTTGGGTATCTGGCTGGCCAAACAAATGGTCTATAAGACCGCTCTGCCAACTTACGATAAACAGTAAAAGTAGTCTGAGGAGTCCCGAGATACATAATACGGCTATCGTCTTTCGGCGTAAGGATTGACTCGGCTTCGGTACAAAGTTGAAGTAATTTCTCACGCATCAACTCCGTCATGCTGTTTCCCGGTACCTCGATGTCGTCCAGAATCATTAGATCCGCTCTGGACCCCGTCAGCTGACCAGTAATACCAACACTTTTGACTGATGGTGCCTGATGAGGTGAACAGTTTACGTCGAAGGAAATCCTTGACCATCTGCTGTCGTCGCTCTTTGGTTGTAGGTGTTTCAGCCATGGTGTCTCTATAATAAGTTTTTGTAAAAAGATAGACATGTTATCTGCACGTTCTTTAGACGCAGAGATAATCATTATCTTTTTTTCTGGATTTTTAAATAGCGTCCATAGCACAAAAGCACCAGTAATCCAAGACTTACCAACACCTCGGAACGCTTGAATCTGAAGCCTCTTGGGACCACTCTGCAAGTAATCAGCAATTGCATACTGTGCCCTCGTAGGTTGAGGAAGATCTAACTGATCCCACAAAGCTTGTAGGAACAGTTTAAAGTCTTCTTGTAATGATGTTAAAACGTCTGTCATTCGACCTCTTTAAGTTTCATTAAAATATATTCTTTCAATGTACCTACAAATGCACCTTGTTTTGTTAACTCAGCATCTGACGGATCGTCTTTGTATTGTCGAGAATAATTGCCACGCACTTCTTTAGTGCTTACACCTTGTTCACCAACAATATTTTCAGGAACATCTAAACCTCCATTATGTAAAGCTTTTTGATGTCCTTTAGATAATCCAGATGCTCTAATACCTTTTTTCTTAGCATTATATTGCGTTCTAATTAACTTAAGTAGTTTAGCTAATTTAGCTTCCTCACCTACTTCTGCTAGAATATTTTTAATTTCATCTTTTTGAGTAACCCAAGGTGTTTCTCTGCCTTTTCGTTTTGTAGTTTCTTTTGCAGTAGTTTTTTTTAATTTAGGTTGAAAATCTTTTTTACCATCTTTTTTAGTTTTCCATTTAAGATCAAGTTCACCTTCATCAGGAGTTCTTAATTTACCTTTTTCTTTAAAAAACCTAGAAACTGGAACTGTTTTACCTTCAGCTTGTTCTGCGTCATAAATAAAATTACTAGCAGATTGTTTATAAATACGTTTTTGTTCTTCAATAGGTAAAGTTTCATCTACTTTAAACGGTTCATATTTAAACTGCCTAGTCATTTTATTAACATTACCTTGATAATGATCAGATGTAAGTAATGTTTTACTAAAGTCATTTAAAGACTCAGTAGCAGCTTCTTCACCTGCAGCTGTACCTTTTAACATGGTTTCTATATCAGGTATGTCTACACCTTTAGTTATATTAATATGATCAGACATACTTTTAACAACTTGTGGTGCAAGTTCTTTTGTATAACCTTGTTTAGCAAACCTTTTTAAAGTTTGCTGTCCAAGATCTACGGCGGCTTTACCTAGTGCTTTTCCAACACCCATGTTTACCTCCTACTTTTTCTTTTTCTTAGCAATTCTTTCTTTTGCTAGTTGTTGTGCAGTCTTAGGTGCTTTGTATGTTCCAGCTTTTTTAGCTGCAATTCTTGCTTTTGCAGATGCTTGTGCTCTTTCTTTAGCAGTCATAGTAGCTTTTTTAACTACTTTTTTATTAGTAGTACTACCGCCTCCACCTGTTTGATTGTTTCCGTAGTTTTTACGCTTGTTAGCTTGTGCTCCACCTACAGTTTTTTTAACTTCTTTTTTAGGAGCATCTACATTTTTAAGTTGTCTTTGTAAACGTTTAGCAGTACCTTGGTTACTACGTCCTCCACCTACATTTGAAATTTTCTTTTTAAGGTCAGTTTTTAATTTGTCCTTTTTACGTTGTTCTTTTGATTTGAAAATTCTTTTTAATACCATGATTATTTAGCGATGTAAAGTTTGTTTTTGTTTTTTTTACGTGGTCGTGCACGATTAGTTGATGGACTTTCTAATCCATGCTTTCCGGGACCATGCATGTTATGCGAGGCATCTTTGCCATCGCCATTGCCATATGTACCCATTTTACGATTTAACGCTACAGCTTCTTTAGCAATCTTATTGCCTTTACCGTTTTTGTTATATCGTGTTTGTTGTGCAATCCTACGCTTGTTAGCAGCAGGATTAGCATCATAATATCTTTGTGTTTTACCTTTTGCCATACATCCTCCGAGTTATTAACTCAGGATCTACTTTAGGCATTAACTGATTTAATTTATCTAATGGGTTACCATCATAGGCTACACCGCTAATATCATTAGCTTTTAGCCAGTCACAAGCTGCTTTTAGATCTTGTGTGGTTGCCTCGCCGTTACGAACTCTGTTTAAAAACTCATTCGTGACAAGGTTATGCAGTTCGTTAAACTGCTCTTCGTTAGCTTTGTTCATTTTAATTTATATGAGATAGGATCACGTGCTCCCGGTCTGGATTATATCCAAACGTGGCTCGCATCCAATCAAGCCAATTTCTACTACCTTTTTCCTGATTACATCGACGGCACGACGGTACAACATTAGTTGTAACATCTCGTCCACCTTTACATTTAGGTCGAACGTGGTCAATAGTAAGATTGTGTAATTCATGTAATTCTCCGCAATAAACGCATGTACAATTGAAGTGCTCTTTGACAGCTCTTCTCCAGAGCTTCTTTGCATCAGGACTTTGCATTGTTATTAAATTTTGTAGATAATGTTCAGGTGAAGGTAGTAACTGAGTCATAAAAACTACTTAGATCCTACGAAGATCTTAGTTTCTATGAACTCCACCGCTTTATCATCTAGCTGGTTATCAGTAGAAGCAACTAACTTTTTAAGGACATCAACGATGAGCCTCTTAACTGAGTCTGACTTAGCAAAAGTTAAAATAATTGGTTTGAGTAAAGTAATCATTTGGGTTAGAATAGTTTAAATTTTTTAGGTGGCTTGACTTTAACAATAGGTACTATGTCCTGACATACCTTAGCCATAGGTGTGCCGGGTCTATACATAAAACCCTTTTTCATTAAGTCTGCACATTTGTGTGCTCTTGTAATCTCATACTCGAGCTTCATCTTTTCTTCTTGGCGTTTAGCCAGTTCTTTACATTGTTTGTAACCTGTCTTATCTAGAGGTACCATAAAATTAATCTGAAACCCCCAGTTTTCTGCCAGCGTATAGCTGCTAGGTTGCATAAACTCATCAAGCGGTTTAGTATGATTACCCATATAAAAAGGTTGGAATGTCATTGTACTGCCATTACAACTTATATTAGGACCATAATACTGTCTACTTTGTGCTCCATTATTCTGGAATTGCACCGCTTGGTTGGTGACATTTCCCGTAGCTGCGGCCACGGGATTTGAAACATTTGTGTCTTCACCTTCAGCAAGTACGGGTGTACCTATTGAGAGAAGATAGAGTAAGATGAAGTAGTTGAATCTGTGTCGATTACCCGATCTATAGTTATCGTTTCGATCGTTCCTGCCTCTCTGGTTGTGATCTGTAGATCCCAATCTGTTGAGTTGGTTGTTGGTGTGTAAACTGTGTCTGCGTGACCAATACCTCCGGCACCAGTTATCGTAACGTTTGTACCACTGTAAGATGAGGAAGCTGATCCCTCGATCTCGTGTACTATCTCTTCTGTGATAGTTTGTTGTGTTGTTGTCGTGGACTGCATACTTCCTGTTGTAAAGGAAGGAGTCACTGTGTTTGCTCTTGCTATGCCGGGTGATAACAGAGCCAAGAGTATGATCCATTTTTTCATACTTTTGGTTTGGGTTTATTCATTGGGCAGTTTACTGGTCCCTTACTACCACCATTTTTACCTGTAGTCAAACCGAAGGTGGCTAAAGCTCCCGTAAAGACGCTTGCGACGAAAGTGATATCTGAGTTACCAGACTTCTTTACCATCGGTATTTCTACATAGTTCATAGTAATAATAAAACCTGACCAGACGACTACACCTAGTCTAACAAAGGTACCTAAGATTTCTATCTGATGCTCCTTATCTTCAGCAGCATCTTTTAGTTTACCTAAGAGTCCTTTCTTTTTTTCTTCTTCAGGCGGTTTTCCTTCCATTTGTTTATCTTACCTTGTAGGAATTTTTGTACTTTCTTCTTTATATTTTCTATAATCGGCTGTGTAAAAGTTGTAGCTGCAACTGCTGTAACAGCTGCTATGCTAGTTGTAACTAAAACCTCAGTCGAAGGTATAGGTATGGGTGGTAAGTTTGGTATCTTTAATTTAGGAGCTGGTGGTGTCTCAGTTTTAGTTGCCTTAGGTTTTACTCCTTGTTCATCTCTAAGATCACTAGGAGGTACAACCATAGGTACATAATAAGGTACGTCAGCTGTTGGTAAAGGTATTTCTACAGTCTTTATCTTTTGTATTGGTGGTATGTTAATGGTGGGTATTTCCACTATTTTATACCTGTTGCTATGTTTAATATTATTCTACGAGAAGTATCAGTTTGAGTAAAACCTTGATGTTCAATCTCGTTGTCAAAAATTAAAGCTTCATTAGCATTAGAACTATATTTTTTGTCATTAATAATAGTTCCACCATTACAAGTAGTAAAATTAAAAACTGTTATCTTGCAATCTTTTAAAGGTTTAGAAGTATCTTTATCTGTTAAGTCAATATGTTTTGCGTGTGTAATTGTTTTACCTTGATTAGGATATAAATTTAATTTCATGCGATACACTTTTTCTGTCATTATATGTTGATTTAAAAAATATAATATTGGTAAAAATGTTTCAAAATAAGGTGAAGTGTGGTTAGTGTCTTTATGAAACAAAAGATGTGTAAACATAAAATTATTGTCTAAAGCATTGTTTTTTGTGTCTGACGCAGTTAAAGAGTTCCAATACCAATCGAAACTCCTACTGTGGTCATCCAAAATTTTTTTAAGACGATTTAAATATATATCAGGTAGTAAATTAGGAACAGCCTTAACCATTCTATGATTTAGAATATTTAGTTTTAGTATTAGCTCTAGCTGTAGCTAAAGCATCCCATTCACTACTGTCCCCTGCTTCTTTTTTAAACAAAGCATCAATGACATCCCCAACTTTAGGGTACTCATGTCTTCTGTTTTCATCATAACTTAATGGTGTTTCTACAGGAGCAGATACCGAACCATCAGAATTAACTGTCCATTCTTGTTTTACGTTGTCGTTTGAACAACTTTGCCAAGACCCTGCGTCTGAATGTACTTCAAATGATGCATCTGCAACATCTACAACAACAGAGTTTTTTACTAAAATTTGTTTTGCCATTACTTAAATTCCTCCACTAAGCAAAATCCATTACCGCCAGCACCGCTCGTTACGTTGTCAGCAGCACCACCACCACCACCACCTTTATCTCCATTTTGACCACCTACGTTATTTTGACGAGATAATCCTACTCCACCACCACCAAAGAAAGAACCACCACCATGACCACCTGATCCATGTGAGTTCGTTCCATTATCATTACCACAACCGCCTGAGTTTCCAACTAAATTTATATCACCACCAGAACCAGAACCACCTCTCCCACCATGGACGTTACCTGCATTACCATGTCTACCAACTGCACCACCACCACCTGTACAATGTGAACCAAACGAAGAAGTAGTACCTGAGTTACCATGATTTTCATTAACCACACCTGCACCACCTGAACCAATAGTTACTGCTACTGTGTTTATACTTGTTGCATCTAAGTATTTAATTGCAGTACCTCCAGCACCACCTCCTCCTCCTTGGTCACCTGAATCATTAGCACCACCAGAACCACTTGCTCCACCACCTGTAATATATACTTTTATTTTAGTTATACCAGCAGGTTTTGTATAAGTACCATCATTGACAAAAGTTTGTTTTGAAACAAATCCTCCAGTTACAGCACCTTTTGTCATATAGTTCCAACTAGCGTGTGCTGTACCACTACTAGAAGGTGCATTGCCTGTAGAGTTTGCTACACATACATATGAGGATAATATTCCTGCATCTGTGTATTCAACAACGTCATCAACTGTATAAGCTGTTCCGTTATTGTAAGTGCCTCGCCAGACTAATTTAATTTTTCCTAAATCTATTGTTGCCATTTTAAATTGTTGCGATTAGTTTTCCGTCTGTGTTTACGCTAAAGGTAAAACCTGTAGCTGCATAAATAACATCTTCAAATGCTGCATAAGCAGTACCTGAGATATTATCTGCACCACCGTTTGTGGTAGTGACTATTAAGTTAGCTCCAGATGTATTAAATCCATACACTTCTGGAGAGGACGCTTGTGCCCAAGTTAACTGGTCACTATTGTCTTTGTACTGAAGAAATGTACCAGCTGTAGGTGCATTACTTACGTCTAGCTTAACTTCAGCTATTGTGTCGTCAGCTAGTTTTGTGCCAACTATATTAGCAGCTGAGTGTAAATCAGCGTTTACTAATTCGCCATCCTTTACACTAGCTGAGGTTACTTTTGTTAATGCCATTATGCTGCTATCTCCCGTGCAGTATATGTAGATGCACTTCTAAAGGTATAATTTTGATTATCATCACTATGCATTCTGTTTATATAAATGTTGTTGTTACTATAACCTGATCTCACTTTAATTTTATATGTGATCGCAGATGTAGTATTAGGTGAATCTAAAAATTCAAAACTTGCTGAATATGCATTGTAATCTTCAAAATTATTTGTCATACCAACAAAAGTAACAGAAGGTCTGATACCACCACCAGCATCACCCTTTATCAGATCAGTAGATGAACCACCTATTTCTCGATATAAAGTAAACCCTGCATAGCTATCATCTTGACCACCTACCATTCCTAAATGAACAGAAACAAGGATTTTATTAGAGGAACTGGATGGTGTAATACTTACAGACAATCCAGTAACTTCAACGTCAGATGCACTTGAAGTCATAAAAGTATCAGTTTTTGTATCTTGAACAATTTGAATTACCTTACCAGCACTTGGTGTAGTCCAACTTAAGTTTCCAGACCCATCAGTTTTTAATACCTGTCCAGCACTACCATCTGTTTGTGGCAATGTATATGTAGCTGCACCGTTAGCTGTGTGTGCAAGCTGATTTGTTTTTATTGTGCTCATATTAGTTTAAATCCTCCGAACATAGCACCATCAGCTGAAAATCTAGGATCGCCTGCTGCCGTTAAACCGTATCCATATGGTTCAACATAGTCTGAACTACCATTCATAGCTACCATTGCAGTTACGCTCATACCTAATCTATTTTCTTCAGCACCGTCATTTGGATCTATCCAAAATGTTCCAATAACAGTACTACCATTTTTTTTTATTCTAGCGTAAGCAGATAAAATCTTATTACTATTTGTACCAAACCAATAGTAGTTTAAATAGAATACATAGTTACCAGCTACATTAGGTGTAAATCTTTGGTTATTAAAGTCGTAACAACTGCTAGTATCGAATCTTTCTTGGTCAAAATCAAGTTTAGTTTCGCTACCATTGCTACCCGTATAATCAGCACTTCTATATGCTGAAAAAGCTGGTGAGTTAGTTGCTGCTACTGTAGCAAAACTTAAATTTTTAGATCCATCAGTTTGGAGAACTTGACCAGAACTTCCATCAGCTACAGGTAACTTAAATACTAAGTCTGCACTACTTGTTGTTTGAGTTGGAGCGTCAAGTGCAACCGACCCTCCAGACTGTGCGTTTAATTTTATACTCATACTTTTATCTCCTGTGCAATTAAATAAGCAGTCATAGGTGAGTTTGTTTCACCGCCTCGACCATTAAATGTAAAATGTCCGTTAGTTACACGACATTGAACTTTATAATTAATTTGTGATGTTCCTCCGGCAGTATCAAAAAAAGCATAACTACCGTCTTCAACCTGTCTATTTCCTCCAAGGTTGTAGCCAGCATTATGTAAAAAATCATTATTACCATCAACTACAGTAGTACTGTTTTTATATAATCTAAGACCATTACTTGCAGATGAAGTATTACCCCATCTACAATGTAAAGTAAGAAAAATTAAACTGTTACTAAAGTTTGGTGTAATATTTAATGTTAAAGCAGTATCTGTCCAAGTAGAGTTTGCACTTATTTGTTGAGATGAAGTTGTAGTAACTTTTTGTGTTTGTAATATAGTTCCATCTGGCATATTAGAACCAGATAAAGTTCCACTTATTGTTGTGGGTGTATATCCGGTTATTGTACCGTTTCCGTTTATTGTTACTGACATTATACTATTGTCCAGTTAGATGTACTTGGAACTGTTACTGTTATTCCGCTGTTAATAGTAATAGGACCAAATGATCCGGCATTTCTATTTGCAGATATTGCATAATCATGTGTAACAGTTTGCTGGTTTTCCCAGAATACTGCGTTACCACCAGAGTTACCTCCAGTCGCACCAGCTTGTAAACCTGTTAGATTCGACCCATCTATAGCAGGGAGTGCACCAGTTAATTTAGATGCTGTTAAAGTAGATATTCTTGCATCAGCAACTGTTCCAGTTAAATTACCAGCTGGTATTGCTGTTAAGTTAGCTGCACTAGCTGCCGGTAAAGTTGCAGGAAATCTTGCATCAGGTACTGTTCCAATAGCTAAATCAGACGCACTTAATTGTGTCCAAGTTAAACCACCTGTGTTACCAGATTGAGCAGCTAAATAATATCCATTAACTGGACTATTACTTACCTTTAACTTACCTTCACTTACAGCATCAGATGTTAATTTAGCTTCTGTTACTGTGTTATCACTAGGTGTACCAATACCTGTAGCTGCACCAATTTGTGTTACATATAGACTAGATCCACTAGCTGGAGCTGTACAGAATTTAATTCCGTTAGTTCCTTCTAGATAAAATCCTTCATTACTTGCATTATATGAACCAGCATTTGGTTTCTGTATTACACCGTTAAGACTAACAAATAGTTGACCTACGTTAGTTATAGACGCTGCATTACTTGCATCTCTTAAATCATAAGAAACAATATTACCGTCAAATGTAGGACTACCAGATGTAGCTCCGTCAGGAACTATTGTTAATAATTTAAAGTCTCCAACTGAGGCAACAGTATTATACTGTGTGTTACCTAAGTCATATACTTTCATGACGTTAGCATCTGTATCAAACCATAAGTCTCCGTCACCTAGTGCCGAACCGTCTGGATGAGCACTAGGTGCATTTTGACTTATCTGATACCTGTCGTTAAAATCACTTACAAGTGTTTGTGCATTACTTACACCTGCTGAGTCTACGACTTGTCTATGAAATGTATATGTGTGTAATGTAGTTGTTGTTTCTACTAACACACCTAATCCAGCTGCTGTTGTTGATCCAGCTGTCAAACCATTTATTGTTACAGTATTTCCTGTACCAGCACCGTTTGCAATAGTAGCTACTCCACTACCGTTAGCAACAAGGTTACTAGCTAAAGCTTTAATACTGACTATAGTTCCAGCACCATCATTGATGTCTGGGTTAGTTGTAGGAAAACTTGTTTCGTTTGCTATAGGAGCAAAACCACCTACCTCTGTTACTAGCTCTACTATTCTTTCGTTAACAGCTTGAGCTGAAGGTAGTTGTACATCTGTTGCACTACCACCAATAGTTGTAACTATACTTTTACCATCTAATAAGTTTAGTTCTGCTGTAGATGATGTAATACCATCTAGTGTTTGGACTTCTGCTGTGTTTAGATCAGCTAAAGCTCCAGCAGTTCCACTACCCATTGTAGCTAGTTCTGTTAGTTCAGAATCAAGTGGTTGTTTACCATCTATCTGTGCTTGGATTCCGCTAGTAACACCATCAACATAATTAAGTTCAGCAGTTGTTGCTGTTACTCCGTCAATAATGTTTAGTTCTGTAGCTGTAGCAGTTACGCCATCTAAAATATTTAACTCATTAGCTGTAGCTGTAACGCCATCTAATATATTTAATTCGTTTGTAGTTACTGTCGCACCATCTAATATTGATAATTCTGTCGTAGATACACCATTAACTGTACCAGTTGTTGCTATATTTTGTGAACCAAAGTCAGGAGATATTTTAGTACCAGCTATTGCAGCTGACGCATTTACATCAGCATTTACAATAGTTCCGTCAGTTATCATTGTTGACGTAACAGTATTAGTATCTCCAGATGTTATCACCGTACCTGTGGTATCAGGCAATGTAATAGTTTTATCTGATGTAGGATTTGCTACTGTTAATGTAGTTTCATGTGCATCTTCTGCAGAACCTTCAAAGGTTAAATTTACATTCTGACCTAAATGTAAATCTCCAGTCATCGTACCACCAGTAGAAGCTAACTTCTGCTCGTTATACTCCATAGCCTTCCGCATTAATTGCAGTTGGTTATTATTAAGGTCAGTAGATGTAATTGAAGCTCCGGGTGTATAAGTTGCTCTTGGTGTAGGAGCACCTAAATCTGTTTCAGGTCTTATAGTTATAGTACCACTAGACAAATCAGCTCCACCAATATGTATGGTTTTAGCTGTTATGTCTACTGTATATTCTCGGGGTGAGGCGGATTCATCTATTGTAGAAGCAGTAAATGTTAAAGCTATACCGTCTAACAATGCTACTACTTCTGACGCTTTAAATACATCGAAACTCCCTGAGTAGCTAAATGTATTCGCAGCTCCCGTATTTTGGGAGTGTGTTTTTGTTACTTTTGTATGTGCCATTTAGTTCTTTTTAGGATTGCCTAAATCTAGGATTTCGTTTCGATTATCTCTTGTACGAGATGTATGTCCATCTTTTTCAGACATTAATTTTTGTACAGCAGGATATCCGGGATGGTCAGGTCTTTTAAGTTTTGCCCAAGCTTTCGACCTAGCTTGATTCATTACATTATCTATAAGAGTATTATGTGGATATGTAGTAGGGTTTATATCATAACTTGCAGGATCATTAACACTGTCTTTCATTCGTTTCATAGACTTTTGTACATCTGGTCTACTTGCTAAATGATTTAAAGCTTCTTCTACATTCTTAAACTTTTTAAATCCTATTGTTATAGGAACTGTACCTATAGCATTTTGGAAGTGTGCTCTTACATGTGCATCTTTAGTAAATGAGTATCCACCATATGCATATGTTGTAGATTTTAAATCATAGTTACTTTCTAATAATAACTTTCTACCGGGTGTATCTCTTCTAATATCTAATGATATAGGTGACACAGCATTAAATGATCTGCCTACAATATTCCAATTATTAATTGGTTTACCGTTTAACAAGTCACTTTTTTCTGGTAAAGGATTTAATGCTAATGCTTCACTAGCTAAGTTTCTGTTTCTAATAGAAGACCACATATCAGAGTTAAGTTCTTTCATGTGTGGGTTAATCCATTTACCAAACTCATTACGAGCACCGGCTAACGGAATACTATTATTAAGTAAATTAGCTGTACCTCTAGTTAAGGCACCGGGTTTCATTTGTGATATCTGCATTAATTGATCTAATCCAGACATATATGTTTTACCTTGTAAACCTCTACCTACAACAAACGCTACTGCTTGTAATCTTTTTTCTGCCCATTCAGAACCCATAAGTTCCATGTTATCACCGATGTCAGCAATAGTAGAAAATATAACGTTGTATGGTTCGAGAGATCTGTAGTCAAATCCTACATCACCTATATAAAAATGATTAGGTTTCCAACCAGAATTAATCCAGTTTTGTCTAAGTTGTCTATCAGCAGGACCATTACCTGTCAATTGATTTCCCATATACATCATACCAAAAGTACCTACAACAGCAGAACCCATAGCTTGTCTACCTGCAAATAAACTTCTTGCAGCTTTTAGATCAGCAGCATTCTTAATACCATAATCAGCTAGTTCTGTAAAATCAGTCCCTTTGTGTGTAAGTATTGCAATAGATTCTTTGTGTAATGCACCTAATAATGGTGTGTTTTTATATGTAAAGTTAAGACCGTTAACACCAGTTCTAGCAAATAAATAAAAAGGTTTAATTAATGGTACATTACCAAATAACTTATCCATTTTTTCAGCTGTACCTTTTAACTCAGATGTTAAAGTAACTTCTCTAAATTGTTTTTCTAAGAAAGAATCTGCAGCCATATTAATATTACCATCACCATCTAGTAGATTTTTGTAATGTAAATCTTCGGCTTTTTTTAGCATTTCAGGAGTAATTTTAGAAAAATCATCTCCCACTTCTGCCATTGCTTTACGCATTGCAATTTCTTTAGACCTAGATCTTACTAATAAATGTTTAAAAGTATCATCAACTGCAGCTAATGCACGAGGTGACCATCCAAATAATTTATTATTAGTTAAATTTCTAGTAATATTGTTTATATAAAATGCTGCTTTTTCACCCTCTGTACCACGTTGTTCTACATGAATACGTTTGGCTTCTAGTAATTTATCAGTTTCTGTATCTACTTCAGTAAATCTAGTTTGTATATCTGCAATGTCTGCATTAAATTTAGCATTCCATTGTTTTTGAAATACTTCATATGCTTCAGGTATAAGTTCAAATTGACCTTTTAATTTAGCCATAGATGATTTATAAGTTGCTACGTCGTTTGTAAATGGTAAACGTATAGCTGCACCAAATGCTTGGTTAATAGTATTAAGGTAACTGTTTACTGTAGTACCCATTAAAGCTCTTAACGGAGTTTTAGGACCACTAAGTATACTCTGTACCATAACTTTCTGTAAACCTTTTATTAGTTCTCCAGTCTTTACTTGACCATTAAACTTACCACCAACTATCTGTTGCTTCATAAATGCATCAAAGTCTTTCCAATTATGTATATCGTTAGAAACTTTAAATACGTCTAATACAGCTCCAGCAAGCTCTTCATCGCCTGTTTCACGCATCATGGCTATCATTGTATTAACACCTTCTTTTGTCTCTTTTAAAAGACGTTTAGACTGTGCTTTAGATGTTTTGTTTAAGTCGGCAATTAATTCAGGTGTAAGTTGACCACCTTTTTTAGCTAATCTTGTATTAGCTTCATTCCAAATAAACTGTGTTCTTTTTACCTGATGTAAACCTGCAACTAAATTATCTGCAACATTTTTCATTGGACCATCTGTAGCAAATATATCAGTTTTACCTATCATCTCACTAGATGTAGCAGAAAGATCTTTTAATTGCATAAGAAGACTTTTCATAACCGCATTCTGTACGTCAGTATTTTGTATTGCCCAACGGTCAACTTCAGACATCTTAGTCCAATCTTTTTTTAATTTAACTTCTCTATCTAAAAATTCACCATAAAAAGTTACGTCATCTACTGTAGAAGCATCTCTACCTAGTAGAGTTTCTTTAATATCTTCTAATGCTTCTGCTGATCTTTTACCTATAGTCTTATTACTAGGATCTATACTATCTAAATATCTTTGATAGTTATCATCAGCAACTAAACCTTCAGCTTGTTTAGAAAGTTCAACATCATTTATACCAGACTTAGCTGCTTTAGCTATATCTGTTTGACTAACTACTGAGTTAGTACTTCCTTTTTTACCTGTAAATTTAGTATGTTTAATTTCTTGTATATCTTTTATAATTTGTGTAAGACCATCTCTAGCCTTAGTTAAACCCTGACCCATCATTGCAGAGCCGTTTTTATATGCACCATATGCTCCTTTTAACATACCGTCAGACATATTTTCTTCTGTAAATGCATTCTTAAAACCATCAGCAGCTTTCTTTGTTTGTTCTATACCAGCTTCTGCTAAATCTTTTAATTGTTGTTGTTGTTGTTTAAACCAATATTTTTGATCTACAAACTCTGAATCTATTTTAGTTGACCAAGACTTAGTACTAACAGCAAACTGATCTAAGTTTTTTTGTCCCCAACTTGTTACTTGTCCGGGAACCTCAGGTAATTTACCTAATACTCTTTGACCATTTGTAAAGATTGATTTACCAAAACCTCCAATACCTACGACACCAAGTGTACCATACGCAGTTTCAGTAACAATAAAATCCATTTGTTTAAATAATGGAGAGTTAATACCTTGAGCAATCTGTTGTGAAAACATACTACTTTCAGGATATTGTTCTAATATCTGTTGAAAAAATCCATCTTCTTGTATCATACCTCTACCATCTTCTTGTAAGTTAGAAAATGCAGCTAAAGGTAAATCAGATATAAGAGTTGTTTTAGCACCACTCTTTACCATATTTAAACCTTGAACTATTTTTTGCTTACCTAAGAATCCTGTAGCTGGTTTAATAAAGGTTTGACCAACTTTTTTAGTAGCAATATTAGAAACTGCAACAGCTTTACCACCACTTAATGTAGGTCGTAAAAACATACCTGCTCTTATTAAAGCTGGAGATTTAACTAATGCTCCTGTTGTCATTGCAGTTTTACCAACTGCTGTAGCTGTACCTCCAGTTAAAAGTGTAGGTAATGCCCAATATGTACCTTCGTATGCCAAAAAATCACCTGCAGATCTCGCAATGTTTTGGTTAACCATATATTCCAATGATTGTTCATTTTGAGTTTGAAGTAATTTTTCATTAAGATCTGAATCTTTAGCTAATAAAGATAAGTCTTTTTCTTCTACTGCAGAACCAATACGTCCTGCTGCTTCTAAAGCTAAACTTGATAAATCATAAGCTGCACCAGCAGCATTTTGTCTTATACCTTCTCCGGCATTACTACTCATTCCAAACCAGCCTTTACCAGTATCACCTTCTCCAACCTCAGACAAAGCATGTCTTCTTCTAAGGTTAATATATCTAGCCATGTTTTGACCTGCACCGGCATTTTGCCATAGTGCTTTAGCTCTAGCCATCATGGTAGGATTTTCTAAACCTGCTAACCATTCAGCTGTAAGTTGTTCATCAACTTCTGGATTTAATCTTTTTAATTCTGGATCCCAATCTTCGTTATCTGTTGTATCAAAAAAATCGTCGTAAGTAATTTTACCATCATTATTATGATCATATCTTTGTACAAGTGCTGGAGTATTAGCAATTAAATTAAAAGCTTGAACTTGACTTTCTAAATTATTACCATCACTTAATAATTCATTAACTTGATCTTCTTCTGGAATATAAGCATAATTCATTTTCAATCCTCGTCTCAAACCTTCAGCAGGTAATTTACCACCATAAGCTGCTGCAAGTTGTTCATCAGATATCATTCCATTTTCATCTGGAGTAAATAACTTAGGTTGTGCTTGAGCTTGTGGTTGTTCTACTTGTTCTGGATTTGGATTTTGAGCTTCAACAACTGTAGGTTGTATGTTTTCTTCAGGTGTTAGTTCTTGTTGTAATGCTTCAGCTTCTGCAATTTCTTCAGGTGTACGAAAATCTTCTTCAGGAAATTCATTTTTGATTTCTTCTATTTGATCTTCATAACCTTCTACCTCAAAGGTATCATCTGTTTTACCTACAGCATCGGGTTGTAAATTTAAAATGTCCATTAATCTTTCCGTGTTGTAGTAATAAAGTCAGGTAAATTAGATTGTGGATCAGGTCCACCTAAAGGTTCTGGTAATCTAAATTGTTCTAACCAAGGATATTGTTCCTCTAAATCATCCCAAACGGATTCAGGAGTTTTAGAAGGATTAAAATTATCTCTTAATATTTTAACTGCATAGATCATATTTTCTTTTGTAGGATTCTGTTGTGCTCGTTCTACAGCTTTTATAGTAGGTCTAAATTTATGTGGGTCATTAATAATCTTACCTTTTTCATCTTTACCTTCGTATAAATTATATAACTGTGGACGTTCATCGGTCCATAATCCGTCGTGACCTGCAGTCTTTAACTGTGCATCTACTAGACCCATCCAGTTAATATTGCGACCACGTGCTAAACCTTGATAATAACGCACTGCACCTTCATCTTTTAAGACACCTTTGTTGTGTCCATATTTGTTAATGTTTTTAATAATACTATCTAATTGTTTTTTACCATAAGTACCACCTATAGGTTCTTCAAAGATAATATTAGGATCATTCATTAATTGTTTTTTACCTTTGTTAATTTCTGCTACTCTAACTTTACCTTGGTTTTGTTCTCCTTTAATAGCAAAATCTGGTTCTCTGTATTTATTAGCAGATTCCATTTGTTTGATATGATAGAGTACACCTTCAGAGTTTGGAATATCTTCTCCAGTTTCTTTATCTTTAACTGACTCTGCATTTAACGCATAGTAACTAGCTTCTCGTTGTGAATAACCCATAGATACATAGTTGTTAAATTTCTCAGTATAATCTTCTGTAGCATTAGCTAAAGCTATTTCATAGTCAAGAGTCTTTTCATTACCTTTAAGACCCATACCATCAAATACTGTGTTAAGTGCAGCAGATATTTGTTTGTCTCCATTAAATTGATCAATAGAAGCTTTTTCTAATTTACTAGCTTTATCTCTAAATTCTATAGCTGCTTGAGGATGAAACTGATCTAACTGATCATTAGATATATAACCATTTTGACTAGCCATCAAAGCTTTTATTTCTTGTGTATCTTCTCTCTGATCTCTCATAGTAACTGTTTCATAATTAGTTACACTAGATGGTATAGGTAAACCCATACTTCCAAACTCTCGTTTGTATTCATTTACTCGTTGAGTAGATAGATTACCTTTTCTAGCTTCATCTATAAATTCAGTTTTTAATGTAGTACCAGCTGACTCTAAGTTTTTTAATTCGTTGTCAATCTGTTTAGTATAGCCATCTCTAATTTGCTGTTTTAAAGTACCAACTTTACCCGACCAATGGTCAGCGTAAGTTGTACCTTTCTTAGCACCTAATTTTATAGATAACCTATCTGGCATAGGCTGGTTAAGTATTCTAGCTGCATACTCAGGATCGTTTTGATTTATACCTTCTGCAACTATAGTAGCTTCTAAAGCTTTCCATGCACCAGCATTACCCACTAATTTGTTTTGACCATCTACAGTAGCACCTGTTTTAACTAAGTAATGATAAATATCATCACCAGTTTTTTGACTGGTTTTCCAAGTTGTTTCTGCTTTACTTCTAGTATTAGAAGAAGATTCTATATTAAATCTTGATCTATATTTAGCAATACTAGATTCTTTTGCTTCTTGTATAGCTTTGTTAGTACCAGCTAATTCTAATAATTCTGGAGAAAATTTATGTAAACCTGCATTTTTTCTAATATCTCTTGCAATCATATGTACAGCAGCTTCTTTAAAAGGCATGCCGTGTATATTATTATCGTGTAATTCTTTAGGTGTAAAAGTTATATTTTCTATCTGTAAAGCTTTTTCGCTAGTCATCATAGCGTGACTTAGTTTATCAGCAAACGTGTCATTAAAACCACGTAGCTTTTCTTTCATAAAACCAGCTTGTTCCCAATTTGACATTTTAGTCAAACGATCAGCATCAGGATAAATATCAGGACCAGAGACTTTTAACATTTCTGCTTTGATCTCATGGTATCTAGTATCTTCTTCAGTTAACGTACCTAACTGATCTTGTAACTGTATTAACTTTTCTGAATTAATTTCAGCTTGTTCCTGAGCTAACATAGCACCACGTTCGTGTGCTTCGTCTTTTTGTTTCTGTCGTATATTTTGTAAAGTTGTAGAAAAAGCTTCTAATGACTTATTCATTTGTGCAGCTTCATTAATACCACGTTGACCCATAGTGTTAGCCATGGCTGTACGTTGAGCATTACCTTGTTGAACGTTGGTTCTTTCACGAGACCTCATTCGTTCAATGTTTCTATCATATGAACTACTCATTCAAAAGCTCCTGCTGCAGTAGCACCTAAGGAAAAGATTAAACTAGCTGATGACTTCTTCGGTTCCATTTCTGGAGCCATTGGTGTTGGTCCATGTATAGGAGCAAATCTAATATTTTCATACAAATCTCTAGATTTAGATCTAGCTTCTTCAGCTTGTATATCTTTAGAAACCATTGATTCTTCCTTAGACATCATAAGATTATGTAGTATTTCAGATTTTTCTTGTCCTAATTTCTTAGCACTTTGACCTGCTAACCGAGCTGCAGTCCGACCTGTTTGTGTACCTGCATACTCATTCTCATACATAGATCTAACTGCCTTTTCTATTTTTTGATCAGATTCTGCAAATAGTCTATTTAACTTTTGATCTTCTTGAGTCCATTGACCTACCATAGCTTTGTAAACATCATCTTGTTTGATGTCTTCAAGAGCCATATCATTTCTATATTGAGCACGATCAAGCATTACTTCTCGATCATACAATCTATTTTGTTCTTCAAAGTTACGAAGTTTAGCACGGTTTCTGCCAGCTATGGCATTATTTTCCGCTTGGTGCCCTGCTATTTGTCCCATTCCTGAGAACACGGCTCCTATTGTTGTTGGTTCGCACACGGCAAAATTCTATAAAGGTTAATTGGTTAGGACCATATTTTAGTTCCCGTAAGAACTTGAATCCTAGAAACTTTAGAAGTTTTAGATGAGCGGTATTCCGTTTATCTACAATGTTCCAAAGGAGTTTCTCTTCTCTACTTTCTATAAATCGTTTAGCTTCTCGTGCAAAGGTGAGAGGATAGTCATGTATAGCTGGGGTACATAACATCCAAATTTTACCACCTTCCTGTACACCGGCTAATCCGGCAGTCTTGCCGTTAGGCACGTTAAAGTAAACTGTGTCTCCTGTAAAAGCAGCAAATGGTATATACCAGCGTGGGAAATGGCCATGACCTTCCCATACTTCTCTATAGTCATCTGTACGAAGATTAGAAGCAACCTCGACGGCTGCCTCCATTGTAATTGGGTGAATGTAATTAGACACGTGAATAATATCTTGGTGAGTAATCCCCTTCCCAGTTCATTGAATGTAGGGTTGCTGGTGAGGGATGATTAGATTTTATAAATACGCTTAGGTTTGTATTCCTATCGTATACTGGTATTGTATGTATATATCCTGACGCTATTGCTGCTGTACTAGCATTTATATTATCGTATTCTTTTGATTCTACTGTGTATGTATAGTCAGCTCTACCTTTACGTTGTAATGTAATATCTAATACACCTACATCTCCAAAGTCAAAGTTCATCCTATGTAATACAAGAGATCCTCTAGTTTCAGATCTACTCTTATCACCTTCAGCTCTAGTTACAAATACCTTAGGTAACTCTACTTCAAACTCATACTCAAAACCAATTATTACATCTGTATTAACAGACACATTAGACGTACCAGCTTCGGTCGATGTCTTCCAGTTACCGGGTAGGGTAACTGTTTGGTTAGGAGCTGTACCTGTGATAGCAGATGCTGGAATATCATAACTCTTACCAGCTGCATCACTTGCTGTTATGCAATACGCAGTTAGTGTACGAGTGCTATAAAATCCTGCACCTAAAGTAAACGTTGTTACATCATTAACTGTATCATATGTTAGATCAGCTGATGCAAAAGTTTTTTTAGTATCTAAATGTACACGGTTTTCGTCTGGAGGTACCCCTATCATAGGAGTTGCTGTTGACAATTTTATGTCAAATTTTTCTAGTGTATATGTAGAACCTGTATTTAATACAACAAAGTATTGATCATCCATCATACAATGAAAGACAACATTATTAGGTAATGTCCATCTAAACCATGCAGACTGAGCACGAGTATCACCAGCTTCATAAAACTTATAACCCCATACTTCGTTAGTTGCTGTATGTAATGTACTATCTACTGCAAACAAAAGAAGTTGATTTTCTGTTGATGAGGTTACATTTGTTAAATTTTGTGGAAATAACTCTGCTATAATTTTACTTTGTTCTTGTACTGTCGGAGCACCTCTAGTAGATACATCTGCTATCTCATAGAATCTAGCTTCTCTTGCTGTACTATTTAAGAATCCTATTGTAGTACCTAATGATACTGGATTACTATCTTCATTAAATGCATATGATGATGCATAACTTATCTTAGCTGTTTCAGGAGTAAGCAACGCTTCAGCTCCAGAACTCAGTAAGAACTGTTCACTAGCACTAAATATAACTAAACCTCCTGCATTCTCTACAGCATCAAATAGTTTAGTTGGATATGTAGAACTAGATTGTAAATCAATAGGGTCAGCATTAGAAATAGCCATAGCTGTTTTTACCCAGAAGTTATAGAAGTCATTTACCCTAGATAAGATAACGTTTTCTGCACTAAGTAAACATATTCTATTTCTAAAGAATATCATTTTCTGAATAGGGTGACCTACAAATGATGGTTCACTATTTGTTAAGTCATCACCTACATCACGTTTACCCCAGTCTGGATAACTAAATCGGAAGAATCCATTTGTATAGTTAGTAGTACCACCACCATTATTGATAGTTGTATATGTCCCGGGATTGGCTCTCTTAAGCTGTATAGGCATCGTTGTGTTGTCGAAGGTAGTTGTTATCCCCGGCTCCGCACACTCTTCCCATACGCCCTCTCCGAAGCGAACTGGGTGAACTGTGACGTTCCCACTTGTTGTACCTGAAGATGCATCTGTTACTGTAAATGTATTTGATGCTACGTTAGCAATCGTATAATATCCATCACTACCATTACCAGACGTTACATCTAAGATAACTTGATCGCCATTACTATAGCCATGACCAGTTAAAGTTACTGTTAAAGTAGTACCTGATCTAGCATATGTAGCTGGTTGACTTAAAGGGTTATCGTCTGTATCTGTTACACCTTCAGCATAAAACTTAAGGTAGTAATCATCCATATCTTCACCACTATTAACTATACGCACAACATAACCATGACGACATACACGTGGTAAGTCAGCTATATTATTTGCTTCAGTTGTAGTTACAGTCATTAATTGTTTTTCTGGTGACGTTACACCAAACGGTGTAGCTCTATATAAATGTATACCATTACCAGAAATTGTTGCTGTAATACCATGACCACTTATAGCATCTAATGTAGTTTTTAAATCACCTAATATACCATTTGCAGACACATGTTCTTCAGCATTAGAAGATGTCAAGTCAGGTCTGACCATTGCTACATTAGCTCTGGATATAACGTTTACGTGACTTTTAATTGTGGCTGTAGTGGTAACACCTTTACTTGATGTATGCTGGTGTGTATCATTAGTTGTCCAACCTTCACCACCAAACTGTAATTTTATATAACATTGGTATGTATCATGGTAGTTATCAACAGTATTATCGTTACCATCACTATTTATTTGTGGTGTACAACGTGTATCTAGTTCATATCTAAGGTTACTTTTACCTCCAGAACTTCCGTTAGGAGGTGATGTAGCACCAATAGCTGTACCTGAATCTACATTAACAGTTTCTCTACCTGCTCCTTTACAGTCACCATTACTGGTACCACTATAGTTTGCGGCGTCATCAATAGAAGCAACTGTAATCCCGGTAGCTCTAGGATATGTAACTGTAGAGTTATTAGATGGGTCATAGATATCTAATGCATATTGTTTACCATAAGATATAGTATCTAATGATATAAAAGCTTCGTTTAACTGAGGTGGTGATTTATCTTCAGCACCAGTTTTCATTGCTACATTTGTTTTTCTATTAACAAAGAATGTAGTTTCGTTAATAGTCATAACCTGTATATCAGAAGATTTTTCATCTGATAATGCAGTATTATCTAAGTAAACTGCTTTTGTATTATTTCCTAATGGATTGTAATCTACAGGTATTTCTACACCGTCGCTACATCTCCATATTTTAACTACACCATCTGCACCAACTTGACCTATATACTGTTCTTGATCATTAGTATATATGTTAAACCATTTAGTATGTGCAGCTGTTGATGGAGTTATATTATTTACTAATTGACTTCCCGGACGTTTTATAAGTTGCCTTACAACATCAGGAACGCCGTTAACTAAGTCTACTACTTGTCCCGGAATTTTTTTTTCGTCGGGTTGTGTAGACATACCTAATACGTAACTAGGTACTTTCTGTGTAACACTTGCCATTAACGTCTAAGCATTCTATAAGGTTGATAAGATTGATATGCAGAATCATCTGGCCATCCCATAAAGTTATGGTCACCTTGATTGCATTCGTATTCCATACACGCAGCTCTAGCCTGTGATTCAAAGGTTGACATCATCTTCTGTAGATCACCGTTGGAAACTAATTGTACTGCAGCTCTACCGCAAGCTTTATATATAATATAACGTTGGAACGGAGCTGGTATATCTTCAAAATTTAAGAGTCTTACATAATTAAAATAGAAAAAATCATCTTGTGGAAACTCAAATGTATGATTTACTCTATCATATATTTTCCATAGTCCATCAGAATCTTTTCTTCTAACAAAGTCTCTAGTACGATCCCATGCATCTGCCATGTCTATACGCATAACATCTGCTGGAATAATAAATTTATTATCTGTTGTTTTACTTGAATTTTTAATGTGGTATTCTTTATTAAATATCCAACCTTCGCTCTGTACATCTTGATTAGATTCTTTCAATAGGTTGTATACGAATGATACCTCTGGATTCGTAAAATCTAATTGAGATATAGGAGACTGACCGATGCTACCAAGTATAGAGTTTACTGCGGATAGTTCGGTATCGAGTGTTGTAGTTGTGGTAGTCATAGGTTAAGATTTATGAATAAAAAAAAGGGAGGTCGTGAAACCCCCCTGTATGTGTTAAGTATATTGTCCAGAAACAACAGCACATGTGTCAACGACACCTGAACTACCGACTGTGTTATATGCTAAACGTAAGTTTTTTGTTGTGGAGGCTACAGCTGATGCTGAACCTGATCCACTTGTATCTGAAGGAGATATACGTGTTTCGGTACCTGCACCGCATACACCATATTCTCCAACTGCTGAAGGAGCTGCCATAATATTATATTGTTAAGAGACTGTTCCTAGAAGAGAGCTGTCAGAATGCTGTCTCCCATACTCCATAGGAGTTGCAGGATCTTTAGTTACAGACTTATCGACTGTACCGATTCCGCTGAGAGAAGCACCGTTACCCTTTACTCTAGTAATAGTCTGTGAAGTTCCGGGTTTTAAAGACATGATTAACTACGTGCTGAAGTTAACTCAATAGCACCTGCTGGGTTAAGTGTTCCTGCACCCATTGCAAGTCTACCTACCATAACGTCACCTTGGTATAAAACAGAAACGTCTCCAGATGTCACCTGAACCTGAGGTCCAACTGCTTCTACGATTCCAGCTACGTCACGTTGATATATTAAACCACAGTGTGTAGAGAAATCTCCAGAGTAATCGTTGTTTTCACCAGACTGACCAGTTACTGTACCGGCAAGGAAAGGTAGGTTGTTTGAACGCTTGATAGAAATACCAGCAATTTCAACTAGACCTTCACCAGATGTTAGGTTACCTTGATTGTTACCATAGTCTCTGTTTAAGATGTTAGAAGAAACCTGTGATACCAAGGCATAGTATTGTCTTGGATTAAGTATCGCAGTACGTCCAGTCTTTGGGAGATTTTTTTCGTCAAGAACTGCAGCTGCTTCAAAGAAAGCATCTACTAGAGCTTGAGCATTATACTCCTTAGTTACACCTAGCTCGATCTGTGTACCACCGGGTTCTGGTCCGGGTGATGCTGTGATAGGATGTGCTTCTCTTGCTGCTTTAGCAATAGTTCTAAACACTTTCTTATCATAAGCTTCAGCCAAAGCATGACCGATCTTAGAAGAGATCTCTGAGCGTAGAGAGTAATGTGCAAGTGTTTCATCTAAGTCATATACGAATGCAGAACTAATTAATAGGTCATCGCATTGTATAGTTTTCTCAGCTACTGGTGGATCACCACTTCCAAGGATAGGCTCCCCGGGTGTATGATACGCCGCTTGCATGCGTCCTGTGAAGATGAATTGTAAACTCTTACCATTCTTCAAGGTACGTCTTTGCACGGTGTCACGTGCTATAGTTGCTGACTCATAAGCTTTAAATAGCTCTCCTGAGAACAACTTTAAATAGGTTGCGTATTTGGTATCGTAAGCCTGAGATCCAGCAGTATTAGATACCGCCTTATTCAAAGCACCAATTACGGATTGTGTAGCGTTAGCCATTTTTTAATAAAAATTAAAGGTATATTTGCTCGTCTCTTTACGTAAAAAGTTGTGAGTCTCAATTGGACTCATTGATATTTGTGGTCTATCCCACCGTCTAGACGGCTAATTGGTATCCTCGTAAGGGCAAAAAGCCAACGGTGAAGGAGTCCTACTCTGAGGTGCTCCTCCACTTATACTATTTAGAAGCGATAGTACTGAACGCTTGAGCCTTCTAACACTTTAGCTGCAGTAGCATCAGAAGTGTTCTGAGCAAACTGGAACTTGATGTCGCCAGCTGTTGCACCATTTTCAATAGTACCTGATAGTTGTAAACAACCGTCAGTACCAGATGCTGTGATTGCAATAGCACTACCTTCAGCTGTGATGATAGATGCTAGTGCTCCACCAGCGTGGTCGCAACCATTCTGAGCTACACGGTATGTAGTTAAACTTGCAGGAGTATCAATAAGATACTTGAAGTCTGGTGTAGCTGCTGTGTTGTAGAAGATGTTGTACTTGAAGTTAATCCTCTCGTACTTACCAACTCTAAGATCTAGATCTGATACATCTACAAGTGTAGTAGAACTAGCTACTGATACGTCAGCAGTTACAACCTTAGTGATTGGTTCCTGAGCAGAATAAACTACTCCACCGCTTGTAGCGTTTGAATTAAAAGCCATAATAAATTGTTATTAATGTGTCACCGATATGCATGGTTCCGCCATGCTGTTCGGCCATAGTTTAACGTGGTTACGCACAGTTGAATACTACTTGTTTCTAGTGTATTCTATGCCACGATATACGTAAGTAACTGTCATAGCTATCTCCATATACCAAGACCCCGTTCCATGCCTTGGTGCTCATGCGTCCCGTGAGGGATGAACGGACGTAGTGTTAACCTATAGCTGGTGCTGTAAGTGCTACGTTTGTTGACTCAGCTGATGCTAAGTCTAATGGAAAGTTGTGTGCATTTCTTTCGTGCATTACTTCCATACCTAAGTTCTGTCTGTTAACGACGTCTGCCCAAGTAGGTATAACCTTTCCATTAACATCAACCACTGACTGGTTAAAGTTAAATCCATTAAGGTTGAATGCCATTGTGCATACACCCATAGATGTTAGCCATATGCCAACAACCGGGAAAGCACCAAGAAAGAAATGAAGAGCACGAGAGTTATTGAAAGACGCATATTGAAATATTAGTCTACCGAAGTAGCCGTGAGCTGCAACGATGTTGTAAGTCTCCTCTTCCTGACCAAACTTATAGCCATAGTTCTGCGATACATCTTCTGTTGTTTCTCTAATAAGTGAGGAAGTAACAAGAGATCCGTGCATAGCAGAGAAAAGAGATCCACCGAATACCCCAGCAACGCCGAGCATGTGGAACGGATGCATAAGGATATTGTGTTCTGCTTGGAATACGAACATGAAGTTAAAAGTACCAGAAATACCAAGAGGCATACCATCACTGAAACTCCCTTGTCCGAAAGGGTACACTAAAAATACTGCTAGTGCTGCAGATACTGGTGCGGAATAAGCTACGCATATCCATGGTCTCATTCCTAATCTATAACTAAGTTCCCATTGACGTCCCATGTAAGATGCTGCACCGATAAGGAAGTGGAAGACAATGAGTTGATAAGGTCCGCCGTTGTAGAGCCATTCGTCGAGAGTTCCTGCTTCCCAGATTGGGTAGAAGTGTAAGCCGATGGCGTTGGAGCTGGGGACCACTGCTCCTGAGATGATGTTGTTACCATATAAAAAAGATCCTGCTACTGGTTCACGTATGCCGTCAATGTCTACAGGAGGTGCAGCAATGAAAGCTAGTATAAAACAAGTAGTGGCGGTTAAAAGTGCGGGTATCATTAGTACTCCAAACCATCCTACATATAGGCGGTTCTCTGTACTGGTAACCCATGTACAAAAACTTTCCCAATTATTTCGTTCTTGTTTTTGAAGAGTAATTGTTGCCATTAAAATATTCCGGGGATGATTTGTCCAGTTGTGATGTAGGCACCGACTGCTGCTACAAATCCGAGCATAGCTGCCCAGCCGTTAAATCTTTCTGCTTCGTTTGTCATAATAGGGTTTTTGTTTATGGGGTAATTAGGGATAACTCTCGGTGGAGTTTCGTTTGCATGTATGTTTTGCTTGCCGTATTCGGAAGTAATCATAGTTGTAATAAGAGTGGTGAAAATACCTGTGGCGAGGACGATCGGTTCGGGTCGCCACGAAGTACTATTTAATTTTTAGTTTGTTCTTCTTTGCAGTTTTAGCTGCTCTCTTGAAGTTCGAGTTTGTGGGAGCACCGGGAGCACCAGCCTTCCTCATTTTCTCGCCAGAGCCAGCGGCGATACGCTTTCTCTTGGCATGTATGTTTGCGTAGAGTCCGGGTTTAGCCATTAGCGTTTACCTTTTCCTCCTTTAGATCCACAGGATCCTTTGCCTTTGTGTGCCATGTTAACATTTCCATTTGCGTAATGCAAGTGCCTTTCGTGTTGGACGACCCTTGCTATCTTTCATTGGTCCTTTAACCCCACCCATTCTAGCACAGAAAGATTTCTTTCGTGAGCCACCTTCTGGTTGTGGAGCTTTTAAGTTAGAACCTGTAGCTGCATTATACTTCTTACGACCTGCAGCTGTCAAGCCGCCTGAACGACTTTTATGTTTGCCTATCTTTAGACTAACACTCTTTCGTTTGACTGCCATGTCATTTTTTCTTTCGTTTTTGTAGATTCTTTTTGATCATATCAAGAACCATCTGTTTACCAGTACCTGTTTTACCAGCTTTTTTGCCTAGCTTTTCTACTAGACCAACATGGTTAGGCATGCCGGGTTTCTTTTTCTTTTTTTTATCGTCGTAGTGTCCGGGCATTACTGTTCTGCTCCTGCGTCTGTACCGTCAGCTGTACTGCCAACTTGTTTTTTACATTGAGCTACCTGCTCTGCTGTAGTGCCATTGTCATTGTAAGGAATGAACCAACGGTCACCTGTAGCAT